TGCTCCAAAGCCTCAAGCTCTTTCTTAGCCTTGGCGCGTTGCTCGGGGTCTGGGAAAAGCCGCTCGATTAGTTTCGAGCCGACATCAAACAGACCCCCAGCGACAATGCTGCTGAGGGCCATACAGCCTCCTTACATGACGTTTGAACGTGAGAGCTTCTGCTCAACTTCCTTGCGGAAGGCCGGGTCATTCTGGTAGCGGGGATCGGACATCGCCTCGGTCAGCTGAGCGACAGAATCGAATCGATCACCGGAAGCATGGTTGTTGCCACCACCTAACAGGTCAGGCTCTTGGGGACGCGCCTTGCCATACTCATAGGCCAGCGCCTTGACAGCTTCCTGCATTCGAGCCGGGTCACCAGAATCAACAGCCGTGTTGTATCGATCAATTTGATCAGCGGATAGATTGGAAGACGCCCATTCAGAAATCTTTGAGAACTCTTCCTCACCGCCTACTTCTTGAAGCGCTTGATCCTGATATTGGTTTGCACGGGCTTCCTGGCCTTGGATGTACTCTTCAACCATCTGTCGAGGGATGCCAGCCTTCTCTAGGGCTTCATAAGACTCAGCGGTTAGATCACCTGTCTCGAAATACTCCTTCGAGAGGGAATCCATATCGACGCCTTCTGCTTGCTCAACAGCTTTTTCTGCTGCCTCTGCGCGCTCCTCTTCGCCTTGCTCTTGGGTATTGGTACTATCCCCCTGCTCACCTTCACCTTCAGTAGGACTGGACTGAGAGAGCTTTGCTTCAAGGCTTCGATAGGCTTCAATCAGTTGGTCTTGGGATTCAAACTTACCAAGAATCTTCTCACCGCCTTCCTCATTCTCAGCGGTCGAAGTGTCCGTTCCGGCAGCAGCTTGTTGAGACTCCTCATAGGCTGCGACCATCTTTTCGTCATGACCTTCCGGTGCTTCAGTGGCGTCAGGGTTAGTGGCCGCGCCTGTGTTGACGGAAGCTGTACTCATATTATCATTACCTCTCTGTTCTCAGTTGATTAGCCTACGACCGTGAATCCACTGGCAGTCTTTCGGACGGTCTTGCCGTCACGGGTAGCTGTCTGTGCCGGTTTCGGGTCAGCGGGTTTGTCATTACCACTGTCAGACTTGACGGCGGCACGATTCGACTTCTTACGCTTTGCCGTCTGGGCCTGTTCCTCAGTAGTGTTTACGTCTTGCTCATTGCTCATTGCTGGGCGCTCCTTTTTCTGCAATATTTCCGGCTGTCTTCATGCCTTGTTCAGTGGCTTGCTGTTGCATCATCTGTTGCTGCTGTGCTTTCTGAGCGGCTGCCTGTTCCTGACGAACCTGTTCCTCGGACTTCACCAAGCCTGTCGTATCGATACCCAGGGCAGTGCCACGGCGAGTAATGTAATCTCCAAAGTTGATAAACTGACTCAGAATTTCAGGAGGCACGGCATCCATCATCCCCTTGAGGAACATGTCCAACTTCTCTAAGTCATGACCACGACCTAACGCTTCTACGCCGGTTGTTATTGACGGAGAGACAGAGCCTTCAGGCAGCTGGGGAATCCGTTGCTTATCCTCCAGTACGTACATTAGGCGCTTGACTAGCGGCAGCTGGAACTCCTGGCTAAGGATCGAGTAGACGCCACCTAAAGCAGCCTCTAACTCATTTGCCATGTAGCGGATTTCCTCAGCTGTTACACGCTCGGCATCACGCTGGATCGCTGAGTTTAGTAGGAAGGCGTAGGAGAGACGTTCTTGGAGAGACCCGATGGTCTGGTAAGCAATAGAGAAATCCGCTTGCTTGTCCATCTGAAGTACGGATACATCAGCCGCCGAGCCATTACGGATAGCTCCATTGGGTGCCTTCGCAATGGTTCTTGCTTCGGTAGTACCGTTGGGGTTGACAAGGAATAAGATACGAGCTGCGGCTGCACTGCCTTCAACAACTGCTTTAGTTAGCTTCTCCATTGACCAGAGGTCACCATAGAACTCTTCGACGTAGCCACGGCCATAGTCTTCACCATCAATCTGGGTGAAGCGTAAGGGAATCCAAGGGGATTTACCTTCTGGGTAAACACCTTCAGAACCTGGGACTTTGATAGCATTGATCTCTTGGAATACTTGCCAACCATTGCCTATGTAGGAGATGCGGGTATAGAGATCAACCTTGTCTTTCTTACTGGAGTTGTCGGTCTTGTCCAGTTCAAGTGCTTGTTTAATATTGTCAGGGAGCGTGACGTAGCTGACTGATTCCTTCACCACGATCTCCAACGGATTGCCCGATGGGTCGCGTTGGATAACGTATTGATCCAACTTGAAGACCTTGGCACCACCTCCAGGCTTAACGTATAGCAGAGCGTTGCCTGATACGATGAGCTGTTTGAGGGTCTCCCCTACGGAGACGCGGATGGCAGACTTTTCAATTTCTGACATCACTTCGCGCTCGATTTTCCCTAGAGCTTTCTCTAGCTCAGCGGTTGCTTCTGTTGCTTCAGCAGCCTCTTCTATCTCAGGGTCATCGATACGTAGCCGAAAGAAAGGAGCGTTGGGAGGCATCAGAGCCATGAGGAGCTTGGACGATAGGTTATTCACGCCGCGAGCGCCAAGGCTCTGATAGGGGGTCTTCAGTTTGGTGGTGGCCCCATGCCCATCTTCTGGCATGAGACTTGGGATGGTTAGATCAGCTGCGTCCCTCGCCCGTCGCAGGTAGGGCTGACGGTCGGATTCGAGACGACTGTACAGTCCCTTCGCAGAAGTCGAGGGGGTTTGTGTCATTGGTTACCTCTAGGTTGGTAGACGGATTAGCGTGGTACGTTGAGGCCAACCCCACCGCTACCAGCACCCTGAACGTCAATGTTCAGTTTGTTACGCTTACGATCAGAGTTAGGCCCACCTTTTAGACGACCCGCAGAGCCGTCGCTGGAGGCTTTGATGCGGAGTTTGCTACGGCCTTCACGTTGGGTTTTCAGCTTCCGGTTCTGTTGTGCGTCATCACCGCCGGAGCGTTTGTCCAGCGCTTGCATCCGACTAGAAGAGACTGTTTCGGACACTCGTTTGTCAGGGTTATCAACGGTGACGTTTAAATAGTTTCCTTCGGATGGCCCGCCATACGGACTAAACATTGAGGTTCCTTTGAACCCCATACCGTCGACTGAAGCCTGTCCTCCAAGACTGGCGGTACGTCCACCCTCTAATGTCTGAAAGCCGCCGTCCGCCGTCTGTTTGGCGTACTCACCGCCATACTCAGCGATGAACATGCCGGTACTCTCATCAAAAGCACCTTTCACTTGCTGGGTTCGTGATCCACCATCGATAACGCGGGTACGGGTTGACTTGGTTGTTACCTTCGCTCGGTTGTTGCGGTTACGTTCATCACGGGCTGCCATTAGCTATCACCTCCTGTGCCTGGAAGATTGAGTCCCTTGGATTGCTTCTTAGGGATTTTCAGTGAACTGCGATCACGCTTCTTACGCTTCCCATCCCCTTGGGTGGGGTTTTCAGGGGCACCCTGTTTCTCAGAGGCACCTCCCTGTGGCCCAGGAGCAGGTGGTGCGGGCGGAGCAGGTGGCTTGGGTGGTTTAGGTGGGGTCATATCCGGCATATCCGGCGTACTCATACACATGGTTAATCATCCTCCTCAGGATTATCTGTTTCAGGACGCATAAGGTTCCTGTTCTGAATAGCAAACTGTTTCCTGAGGAACCGGATTACTTCCACTTGCCCTACCTTGATCCAAACTTCACGGTCGGTATCTTCCTTGGATGGACACTGGTCTGGGAATCTTCTCTCCAGTTCCTCAAGGAGGGCATCAGGGACTCTCGCTGATAAACTCAAAGTTCCTCCAATGGGTTATCTAATAGATGAACAAATAGAGGGGATGTGATCCCCTGACCCTCCTTAGGTGCAGGGCAATTGATTCGGTTGCCTCCTTTGTTAATACGCTACGCTTCACAGACAGACCCGCATGAACCGCGAGAGAACTGCTGTGCCGCATTAGAAGAGTGCTGGTAGTAAAGTGTAGTGACTCCCAATTCCCAAGAGTGCATCGTTATATCGTTGATCTGCTTCGGGGTGTAGCTAGATGGGATTTTAAGATTCAAGGACTGACCCTGATCGAGATATTTCTGCCTAACTGCGGCCTGTTCGATAACCCCATAAGAATCAATTTCATCGTACGTTAGGAAAACCTCCTTCTCTTCTTCTGTAAGGCCTTCCACATTCAGAACACTGCCATCATCCTTAGCAATGCTTTCCCAAACACTTTTAGTATTCATACCCTTCTTCTCTAGAAGCTCCTCAAGGAATGGGTTCTTGACTACTGCCTTGATCTTAGCTAAATCCTTAATGTAGAAATTGGACATCGGTGGCTCAATGCTTTGTGACACTTGTCCGAGGATGAACGCGGATGATGTAGTCGGTGCGATAGCATTCAGGGTGGTGTTACGACGACCGTACCCTTTGAGGATTTCAGGCTCTCCGAACATCTCCGCCAGTTTCTCTGACGCTGCGTATGACTTGCTCTGGATGTCCTTGAAGATGGACTCTGTCAGTTCCGTTGCTTCGTCTGATGTGAATGCAAGCATCTTGGATTGAAGATAAGAAGCCCAACCGAGAACGCCAAGACCTAATGCACGGTGGCGCTTAGCAAAGTTGTACGCTCGCTCCATGAAGAAGAAGGACATCTTATCGTCGCTGTCTTCGCTGTCACGTAGGCTCGCTAGCTTATCAATGAAGTCTGTCATTACAGCATCAAGAAGGTATACACAGGTTTCAATCAGGTCAGTGTCTTTCCAGTCATCGTGATGCAACAGGTTCAATGACAGCAGGTCACAGACAAACGACTCGTCTTCACTCACTGGCAGTAGGATCTCGTGGCAAAGGTTAGAGTTAAGAATCTCCATTTCTTTGTCTTTGTATACGTCAGGACGGTTACGATTAACGGCATCGTGGAAGAAGATGTAAGGAAAGCCTACTTCGCTGCGGCTCTTCAGTACCTTCGCCCAGACCTTACGTTTCTCTTTGTCGCCCTCACGCATCTCCTTAAGCCATTGATCCTTTACAGTCACGGCCGTGTTCATTGACTGGATAGGACTACCCTCGGAACCGGTCTCGAGGAACTCCATAATGTCGCCGTGATCGATAGGCAGTGAAGCCGCCATGTACCCCCGACGGATGCCACCTTGGCTGATAACATTCGTTGCTGCTTGGAATAGCTCCATGAAGTGCACCACCCCGGATGTCACGCCAGAGTCACTCACTTTAGAACCACGAGGGCGGATGTCACCAAAGTAGCCTGATGTACCTCCACCCATTTTAGACATCATCCCAACCTCAGATTGGGCATAGAGGATTCCAGGGATGCTGTCTGATACGTAGCTGCTATAACAACTGATAGGAAGGCCTCGGATCTTTCCGAAGTTAGACCAGATAGGGCTAGAGAATGAAAGCCAACCCTTGCTCACGTAGCCGTGAAGTTTGGCAGAGAAACCATCAATGCCTAGGATCTCTTCTGCCCTGTCACAAATAGTTTGTATACGTTCCTCCGGGGCTTCTTGTTCCGAGAGATAATCGGATAGGAAATGCCGCGATTCATCATTTAACCAATAGAATGACATAGGGTTAATACCTCCTGTAATTAAAAAAGACTATCTTCGTCGAAGGACTTACTGAACTTGGTATAGTTAGGAGTTCTTTTGGTGAATAAGTCAACCTGCATAGTAGATGAGTTCTGGATGTCAAACCATTCAGTTCGATCTAACAAGGATTCGTCGATAACGAACTCTTTATTAAACCCTGCCTGTTCTAGCCCAGTATTGAAACGGTTCTTAATGTACTCCACTGTCTCTTCTACTGTGATGTAACTAAGCTCTCCCTCTTCGAAGATCCACTCGATAATAGATTTCTCTGCTTCAAACGATTCGTGGACAAGGGAGGAAACACGCTCTTCCATCTCGTCATCAAACCACTCAGGGTGCTCTGCACGTATCGTGTTCACGATGTCGCACCCAAAGTTATTATGAAGCTGCTCCTCCAAACTAGTCGCTGAGACCGCGTTAGACATACCGCTTAGAACACCACGCTCTTTGTTCATCTGTAATATTACAAGGAACTGGCTGAACAGGCTGACGTTCTCAATGAATAGAGTGAAGAGAAGGACGGCTTCTAGGTAGTCACGGTCGTCTCCTGTCTTTGCCTTTGCTAGCGCTCTCTTAGCGTAAGCAACACGCTTCTTTATTGCTGGTACTTCTAGCACGCTCTTGAAGTCTGAGTTGAGTCCTAGGATCTCTAGTAGGTGAGAATACGCTCGACTATGTCTTACCTCGCTCTCCCCGAACACTGCACCAACCTCTTGAATCTCTGGTTTAGGTAGACGGTCTCCAACCTTAACCCAGAAGTTCTTTACATCAACTTCAATCTGGGAGATAGCTAGTAGGCTACGGCGCACAGCTTCACGCTCTACGTGAGAGATGCCAGACCGGAAGTCCTGGATGTCAGCAGTGAAGTTGTACTCAGAAACTATCCAGTAAGACTGCTGGATGGCGTCAACATAGAGAGCGAGATCAGGGTACTCGAAGGGCTTGTACGAAGTTCTAGGCCGGAAAATATCGGGCATGTTTTCTTTACGATACGTGATGTACTCCCGAGCAATATCGAAAGCCTTAGCGTCCATCAGACCATCTTCTACCAACTCATGGATCGTATCTACATGCGGGGAATCGTCGTCACCGAGATGCTCTAGAACGAAGTCAACGATGATCTCAGGTAGGGATTCATCTACTGTACCTGTCCGATACATGGCCTTCCCTACCGCACTTTTAATCTTTTCGGGTTGGAAGCTTTCAACTTCTCCGTGGCGCTTTTCAACTTTCATGTGTACCTCGTTGTCACTCACTATATTTGACCTGTCCATCACCCCTCCTTAACAAAGACGCCATCTACTAGCTTTCCTTTGCGTTTAGTGATCTTGTCATGAGCCTGTTGGAGACAGTCAGCGAGTGATAGACCGTGGAAATGAGCCTGAATAATCGCTGTTACTAAGACATCTCCAAGCTCACCTTTAATACGAATTAGACTCTTATCATTAAGTAAGACCTCCTCATCTAGCTCTTCAACTTCTTCTTTCATCTTTCCCATTTGGGCAATAGGAGTTGAGTTATCGAAGATGCCCTTATCGTGCGCCCAATCAACTACTGCAAGTTCCAAGTTATCTGTCATCCGTTATGTTCCTCCACTAACTCTTCCAGTCGTTCTAACTTCTGCTCATACCATTCGGCTTTCCGTAGACTCTTAATGGGGTCTTTATCTTGGTAACGCCAGCGATACTTGAAGGAGTTCCCACGGAGGTAGCCACGAATTTGGTCAACGGTAGGAAACATTGAGACCATCGCTTCGATGCACTCAAGGTCGTCGACTTCGCCATCTTCCAGAAGAGCGGTACGGACTGCACGAAGGACATCGCTGGACTCTCTCTTATAGTGAGACGGTTGATTTACTTCGCCTTCGGATTCCATAGGATTACCTCTTTACGTTTAAAGTTGTAGTCATCAGCCCGACAGATTCGAGCGACACGCGCCTGGACAAGCGCTTCCTCTTCACCCAGGCCAGCCTTACGGTATTGCGAGAGAACGGCTTCCCACTGACTGTCTACGTCGATTTTTCTCCAGCGGGTAGTTGTCTCCCCCTTACGTTTACCGGACTTAAATTCGTGTTCGTAGGATTCCCAGCCGGTCTGCTCATCTAGGACTTCTGCTGCTGTTGACTCACCGATACCAGGGCAGCCTGAAAAGCCGTCGGTAACATCTCCGGTAAGAGCTTGGATAAGATGCTGTCTATCAGCTTCATCTTGAGTAACCTCTCGATGCTCCTCTTTATGGAGCAAGTAGTGATAGCCAGGGATGGTCAGTAAGTCCTTGTCTTTAGTGACAATTACCTTCTTACCTTTCAGGCCATCCCATGTAGCGAGAATGCCCAACACATCGTCGGCTTCGAGACTTGGACGGACGAACGTTTCGTACTCGATCTTCAGGTGTTCCTTCAGCATCTTCAGGAGCATTGGCTTCCTGACATCCTTCCGGTTGCCCTTGTAGGTTTCGAGTACATCCTTCCGCCAGTTCCAATCGTCGTCGGTCAGGCACACAATGATGCGATCAGCACCGACAGCCTTAGCTGCCTTATTGAGCCGGTCGTCTAGTTTGGCGATGGCGGGTTCTTCCAGAGCATGGAGCGTCCAGATGCCGTCACCCCAATTCACGGGTTCCTCGGCACTGGCAGCCATCTCATAGGCGAAGATGTCACCGTCCATAAGGGCAATAGTTTCTTGAGTCATTTAGTTAGAGCCTCCCAGCTAATAGGGAACAGCGGACGGATGATCTGATCGACCGCCTCGGCCAACTCTTGGATTTCCTTCTGAGCGTGTGAGTCCTGACGCTGCCGGACGAACCGAGCAAAGGCTGCTAGTGATCCCGTCCATATCCACTGGACTTGAACTCCCTGCGGCAAGCAAAGGCGCGCTTGTTCAGGGGCGACTCCATCATCAACCATCTCCTCATATAGCTTGATCATGTCCAGACAGTTGTCTTTATAGACGCCTCGCCAGAGGGATGAGTAAGGGTGACGCCCACCGCTACCCTGCTTGGCATTCTCAGGAGCCACACGGAACTCGTTAGGGACAAATAGTTGAGGACGCGACTTGATGTACCGCCGAGACTCTTCGTTCTCGACAAAGCCTTGTTTGTGCTTAAAGCACTGCGTCCTAATAGGAACGGGAGCCTTCATCCGTAAGGTGATCTGTGGGTGAGCGAAGGGAGTCCAGTGACCGTGGGAAGCCAAGTATTGGATAAGTCCGTAATCGGCCAGAGATAGACACGGCTTAACTTGGTTATCCTGTAGCTGGGCGTACCTTAACCATGCCTCGAAGTGCTTGGAGTTTTTGTCAGGAACGTAGCTGTTGTCGATATACCAGCTCTCATTTGAAAATGACACACGGGCTGCATCGACCACTAAGAGATCGTCACCCATGTGGGCCTTATACTGAGCTTTCATTGCTTGAATCCCCTTTGTAGGTTTCCTTTAGGAATAGAACTGATCAGCAGGTATAAGTACCTGTTGATTAATCGGCGGGAGGTTTAAGTCGGGCCAGTTAATAGCCATGTCTCTCTCTCCTAGTGGGTTTCTGCCCATGTCTCTCCAATCTTTGCC